CATACACAATGGATAGACTCGCCATCACCAAGACCACTTAAAGTAGTCGTCAGTTTTTGACCAGATGTCTCAACATCGAGTACACAAGCAACTGCGCCAAAGTCATCAGCGGCAGTCTCAGACATATTCCTTACCGAGCATAGCACGGGAACGAAATAACCTGGAATACCTTCTGCGACTACAGCACTACCATTGGCGATACCAGTATCATCAATGTCAGCCACAATATATCGCAACACTTTCCATTGAGCGGAAATATTGTCAATACTATTGTCAGCCTTGTTTTGTCCATATAGAGGATTAGCCATAAGTCATACCTCCTTTATGATGAAGTCCAGATAGCATGGGATTCGGGCATATGAATTTCCAAACCAGCTTCTGTCTGAATTAAGTCAACCCGACGGTCAACACCACTATTCTCTAAAGTCTGAACACCAACATAAATAGCAGTATCACGTGCAAGTCCATTACCAACCAAAGGTCGATAAGCGACATTGCGCATATTGATACCAAGCATATTAATGTCTGTTCCATCAAGGTGAATATTTCTAACAACATTCATATCTCCATAAGGAGTAGAGATTACAGAAATATCAACACCAAAGACTTTCTTTTTCCCTGTCATGGCAAAATGCGCACTACCAGAGCCATTAGCAATACCAACTTGCGGAGAAGGTGTAGTATTTCCTGAGCCAGGAACTACCATACCAACATTATTGGCAAAGTAACCACTTAGTTTATGTAACCAGTTGTAAACAGCTGTGTTAACAAAAAACAAAGTAGCATTAGCATTGTTATAACGTGGATCAAGGAACGAACTAAGATCATCAAGAAATGAATCTTGAGATTTGTCAGCAAGAGCCATGGTAAACTGATTACCAAAGCCAGATATGTAATTCACAACACCATCTGTATACCAAGCATCGCCAGTTGCATCGGCTGTGCTATTAAACAGAAGTGATTGTTCAATATCATACTTATGCTCAATCAGTTTTTCTTTCCATACCCTAGCCCACTCACTAGCATCGTACTTCAAGACAGTTGCTCTGGATGTGTTATCCATTGCCATGGCAGTCTTCCAAATCTGGGTATTTCCATATCCAGTTGAGAAAGGCTGGTCTTTCCATGTTTCGGGGTATCCGCTACCTTGTGCAAATGCAGTACCGATAACAAAAGATCGTTTAACTGCAAGGTCTTCTTGAGAAGAACCTCCTAACGCAGTATCAGCACCATAAGAAAAAGTAAGTTCCAAATCACTTGGTACTTTTACCATTTCTACAGTCAGTAGTTTCATATTTGCCACAGCGGCAGCTTCCACCTTAGTTACTTTAGCGACAGCGTAGCCTTTGAATGCTGAACCTGCAACATCCGATGTCGGAATTTTAACTAATTGCCCTGGGATAAAAAACTCGGGGTCTGTCCCAGCACTACCAATCGTAATTAAATTGGATGAGTTACCAATTGTACTGCCTTTATTTCCAGCAGAATAGTAATCACCACACATTACAATTTTTGTAGTATTAGCGGTTAAGGCACCACCAGACGCAGGAGCACCAGTATCATCTGCTCCATACGCATAGGCGTACCTTTTGTGGAAGGATGGTCGTCTCTCAGTAAATTTAAACTGAGGATCGTCCGTAGGTTTTTTGGAAATCTTAGATACTAATCGGAAGAAGGGGTCTTGCGCTATTGCTAGTTCAGATACTCTACTCCCGAAATTATATTTTCGTCTAAGATCGCCAGTTGACAGACTACTATTATCATCAGCGACACCTAAGTGCCCTAGATTAAACAGATCAGCCATTTTGACTCTCCTTTACTAATTAAGGGTTGAGCAACTGACTAATAGTTTAAAGTTCAGCTATTAGCCAAATGCGTTTTCTAACTGCTTGTCAATCCCTAGAATAGCATCAAAAACATCGTCTTCTTCCGATACTTGCACGGAATTAGAGCCTACTGTTGCTGCTGATGCAGGTTGTCGTTGAAGTTGTCTTGCTGCACTAGTATTATCCACTCTTGCCCTTTGGTTGGTATCAGCTTCTTTATTTTTTAAATAAAGAATATCATCCAAACTAAGAGTTTGATTTTCCGCATAAGACTGAAATTCATTCCAATCTTCCTCGGACATATTATGATTCTTTTTAAAGTCATTAACCTGAGTATCAACTTCTTGCTGTTCCTTCTGTCTCGAAAATTCATTCGTTAAACGTCTTTGAACTACACCATCAATAGTCTGATTCAAAACTTTAGCAGAATCACTCTTTGGATTTGTCACGGCATCATCTGGATCGAATATAAAATCTTCATCCAAATTCAACTTCTGCGTCACACTTTCTGGAGTTTGACCACCACCATCAAAATAATCTCTTACATGAGTTATTAATTTGGGGTCTTTTCGCATTTCGTCAAGTATAGGTAAATAAGGTTCAAGTTCTTTTAAACGAGTGTTAAGTCGCCTCCCTTCATTGCTTGAATCTGCGTACCTTTTTTTAAGAGTCTCGACATTCTCTTGCTGAACTCCACTTTCTGCCTGCGTGTTACCACCTGCTTCTATTGAAGTTATGCTCTCCTCACTATCTAATATGCTTCCATTCACACTTTTATCTAAATTACCGAAAAAGTCTGCGGATGCATCATCAGAAATAAAACTTTCGGGGACTTCCATAGAATCGGAAGTGTTACTTACTTGTTCTTCATTCATAATTTATAGCCCTTTATTATCTGTTGAATTTATTTACTCTGCTCTTTGTTTTGCAAATCATTTTTCCTCTTCTCTTCTTTCATTAATTCTCTATATAATTTTTGTTGTGCCTTAGTTTCTAAGACATCACTTTTAGTCTCTCTGCTGCCAGTTTCAATATTCATTTTAATACCAGCTTGAACAATTTGACGTTTTAAGGTTTCATTCTCACCCTGTTGATCTTTTAACTGATCGTTTAATGATTCAATTTGCTGCTGCTGTTGTGAATATAAAGACTTCCTCTCTACAATTTTATCTTTACCTCTAACATCAGTTTCTGCTAACATAGCTACATCATCAATAAGACCAGCTTGAAACCACTTGAAATATTCTTCTAATAACGCCCATCTATTTACTGGCATTACTGCACCCGCTACGACTTTTATATCAAATCTTGAGGATGCATAATCTGCCCATTTATCTATAGCATCACCATAATCATTATAAATTGGGATATTGATTCTTGTTTCTGATTCTTCATATTCACCACCAGCATTAGGCTGTACAATTCTAAATACCTTATCTGCAACGTAATGAGATTGTGCTAAATCTTTAAAAACCACACCTATATGCTCTAAGCATGGTTCTAATATAGTATTCATCCAAGATTTAATTCTTCTAGTTCCAAATTCATCATTCGCAAGAAGCCCTCTATATGTTTCAGCCTGTTCTTGTACAAACCCCATCATTGCACTTGGAATTCCTGCTATATATTCCATATCTGCCTTGCCTTCTTGAGTAATAGTATAAAAAGCATTATTAATAGCAGCTGGAAGAATTGGAGTTGGGGGATTAAATCCCTGTCTATATTTCAACAAAGCACCTGGAGCAGAAGAATATTGTTCCCATTCATCCTCGGGAACTGACCCCTCTTCATATATCCATCGGAGATTAGAAGCAAGGTTTGCATTATGAAGCATAACTTGATGCGCTTTATTAACTTCTTGCTGTTTACCAATTAAGGGAGTAACCGCACTCATTGGATAAGGAGTACCAGTATAGATGTATGGGATGGGAATAATAGGATACTCCCTTATTGGTAATATATACTCATATAACAAAATAGAAGAACCTAAAGTACAAGTTACATTAACTCTAGTCTCATGATAATCAAAATATTCAACAATAGATTCTTTAAAGCCTTCTTGATTTTGTAAAATTTTAAATTCATCTTCCGAAACGACCAATTCCTCAGTTCTATTCAATTCCTCTTGTAAAGCATAGTCTATTTCGGCTCTTTTTCTCTGTATATTTTGTTTTAATTCACTCTCAGCTCTTTGCATTTCAAGAGCAGCTCTTTCTTGAATTATTTCGCCTGCTTTTAACGCCGCTTCCAATTCAATAATTCTTTCTTTAGTCTTGACTGCCTGATCTGATTCAAAATCTTCCAATTTTTTCATGGCGATTTCTTTTACATTCTTCTCATCTTCTGCTGACGGATAAATTTTCATAGTCATATTCACAAAAGGGACACGAACTTTTTCATAACATTCATGAAGAGCAATAATATCATCCTTATTTCCGTGATCGTCTAATGAAGTTTGAATGTCTTCTGGGATGATTGCAGATGAATCATTTCTATCGGACTCAGAATAGTGATTCACAGAGCTTGCTTCTTTTGCTCTTGCAATTTTTCTTGAATATTCTGGGTACATCTGCTTTAACTGATTTCTAGTAAGATTCTTCTTTACAAGAATGAAAGATGCGTCCCTATACAAGAAATCTCTACTTTGGGGGTCTGGATAAACATCAAAAGGATTAATTCTATTAAAAACAACATCACCCTTACCTCTATCCAAACTTTTATCAACTGTTATAAAAAAGTATCCAACGCCTTTGGTTAAAGCATCAAGAACAACATTCCCATATATGGATTTACCATTTGACAAACTCCAGCAATATTCTGATATATCACTATGAACCTGTGCTATATTTGTATCACTCCCCTCAACAGCTACTGCTTTCCATCTTGGATTGTTGGCAGTAACAAAATATTTCATTGTTTCAATAATTGGCGTAATTCTGTTAATTAAAAAGGTAGGCATACCAGATTCTTGTAACATATCCTCTTCTTCTCTGGTCAATTGGTCATTTAAGTAAAAATCATAACCTTTTTGACTATCAGTTTGCCATTTTACCCTTTCTTTACAATCTGCTGCCTGCCATAACGAAAAAATTCTTTCTGCTGTCTTTTTTCTTGCCATTTTACTTCTTCCAAGGGGATTTTAAGAAATTCTTCATCCCATTTGATATGTTTTTCCAAAAAGCATCTTCTTTTCCACGAAAATTATTATTTATATTTTTTGTTTTCTTTTTCGGCATTTTATACTCCTTTTGTTCTGTTCATATTATTTAAAATACACCACCAGCCATTTCCATTTTTGCGAAATAACTCAGCCCTGTCTTCTAAATATTGTTTATCTTTTAAAAAATCTTCTCCATAAGGAAATCCTCTGGGTTGTACTCTCCATGATAAATTCCATTGCTGTCTCACATTGTTACTATGAGTTGATTTCTTATTCATGCAATAATCCAACTTTTAGCATTTCTTTTAGGTTTGAACCATTTTCTTTCATTCTTTCTTTCACTTTTCTTCATATTAGGAGGAAATGCGTGAATTAATGCGTAAAAAAGTGTCTCTATCGTGTCATCATGTGCCATTTTTGGTCCAAAAGTAACGATTTCGTGTTCTAAATCAAACATTTTATCCCTTAAATATACTGTTCCTGTGCTAAACCTGCCAGATAAACCAGAATATATCTTATTTCTTTTATCCATGCGACCTGGGGGCTTTTCTGGGACAACTGCTATCTCAAATTTGTTCTCAATTCGCCTTCTTTCATTTAATGATTGAAAAATAGACCTATTCATAGCTACATCCTCAACTGTACTTGAAATACAATGATATTTTTGATGCAATTCCATAATATAATCCACAACTCCCTTTTTCCCTATCAATTTATCATCACTATCTCTTGGACCTATTGTTGGGATTGACCTATGCCTTTCATACTCTAATACATATGTATTATTTTCTGGAGTAACAGCAACAACCATAATTACAGAAAAATCAGATGTTTTGGTATCAATATCAGTAGCTGGATCACAACCTATAAAAGTATTGCATGGAACGTCTTCTCCATCAATAACAAGATAATTAGCTTCATCTTCACCTCTTTTATAGTAGCCTTGCCAGTATTTAATATAACTTCTACCAAATAAAGCATCATCTTCATTCTGTACTTCTAATTCATATTCTTGATAATAACCATGAACCCTTCCTGCCTCTTGATATTCTTTCTTTAATAAATCAAGTCTTTTTCTAGGCATATAAGAATCCCATAAAACTCCACCTTCCATTTCAGGTTGTGTAGATTTATAAGTAATAACATCCCAAGTATAATCATCTTTATTTTCAGCCTTTGTATATCCATCCAGTATATTCTGACATAAACTATCGTAATGAACTGGTGTCCCAGCAAATATCAGTCTGCCGCTATTAATGTCAAGTGCTGGTTTTACACCATTATATACAATATTCTTAATTTTCTCCCTAGCATCCTGTGTTACAGTATTTGTTTCACTCTCAGTATCATCCAAAGCAACAACATCATATCTCTTACCAAGATAATTTTCACCACGGATACTGGATAAATTAGAACGGCTTATTAATTTAGCATTAGTATTTGTAACAATATCTGTTTCCGTCCATTTATCTCCCACAATATCACCAAAATAATATTTAATCATATCATTACTTTGAAAATGCTGTTTAATATATTGAAGATTAAGTATAGACTTCCTGTGATTATCTGATACCCAAGCCATAAACAGAAACTCATCTGGTTTCTTAAATAAAATCTTATGAAGCAAGAATGTCTTAAAAAGTTGTGTCTTGGCACTACCTCTAGGCAAAATTAAGGCTAAAGCTTTTGTTGTAGGCTCAAGAAGAGCATCTCCTATTTCATAATGAAACTTTGGTGACGAAGATTTACCAAAATCTCCAGGCAGAAACAATTTTCCAAACGCAATAAGGTCTGTATACGCAAGTTCGAGTATTTCCTCTGCTTTATTTACGTTTTTTTTGTTTATATTCATTTCTAATGAAATTTAAGTATTTACACGCAGTTAAGGGATTAAATATAGTAGTAATTAATCTATTATCATCATCGTCATATCTTGGGTCTATAATAGTTACTGGGCAATTGAATATATTCTTATCATCCAACCCTAATTTATCTGCATAATTATCCATTATCTTAAAAGATGCAACTTGGAGAGCATGGCTAATTAAACCAGAAGCGGGGTCTTTAATAACTTGATAGCCTGAAACATGAGTATGCCCACAAGTAAGAATATGGTCTTTCCATCCCATTTGAGCAGCTTTTGCTACACCATGAGCAGAGTTCCACATACTATTACCTTTCCAAGTATGGCGAGCATTTATTCTAATCTCCTTTCCATTAGGGAATACAAGATTCATTCTCGCCCCCCATCTTTCATACAAGCCCTTATGGTCTCTCATTATAAATTCTAGAGGGTCACCATCTCCACTCCATACATCATGGTTACCAGCAACTAAATATAACCAATTTACTTTATTTACAAAGTACTCAGTTAATTTCCATGATTCTTTCGCAGAAGTCGATTGCTGACCATATAAAGTAGCCAGCCTGCCAATCCAATTATTTTGAATATCCCCAAGATTACCGCAATACATACCATCGGTTTCATTGAGAACATCCATGTAACGAATAATTTGTGATAAATCAGTTCCATCGTCATCAACATGAGGGTCTCCAA